CTCTATATCCTCCGGCAACGTAGAGTCTAGCGGAGGCAGAGGCACACCCAACTCTTTCTCTATGTCGTTACGATACTTGTAAGCTACATGCTGAGCTATGTGAGCATTCAAAGCAGCCGCTTTAACCGCGCCATCTGGAGATAGGTTAAGCATTTCTATAATCTTAGGATCATTGAAAGCTGCCAGGTGAATCTTGATGTGAGCATCGTGGTCCTGATAAGGATAAACCTTCACGGGCTCTCCCATCATGATCAACATATTCTCCGATACTGGGTCAGTAGGCGGTATATCATCTTCGTCAGGGATAATCTTGTCAGCATCTTTAATTCCCAAGACCTCAAGCATTTGTCTATGCAACAAAGGCAAGTCGTACATCTGAGGTGCTTGCGCTGCCAGTTGTAGGGCAGCTTGATACTGCATGATCCGCTGCGCCATAGTGCCTGCGTTAGGATCACTGACAGGAATAATATCCACTCTGTCATCAAAGTCTTCAGCAGTTACTGCCTGGTCTTCGGTCTCGTAGGGATAGTTAATCATCCCTTGCTCAGCTACAATCTTTGACAGAAGCTTGAGCTCTACCTTCATAGAGGCGTGAACACGGGCCTGGACCGCACTGAGCACCTTCATCTCACGCTCTAACAGCGCAAGAGTCGTACCAACCGGAGCCTCTCCATTAATGTCAGACGCTTTTACGTCAGCGGCAGAGGCAAATCTCTTTCCATCCTCCACAATGTTCTGCAACATTTGATAAAGAACGGAAGAGGGTTCTTTGTAGGGAAGGAATGTGATGTTGTCTTTGATCACACCGCCTGGCAGGTCTACATCTCTAAACTCTCCAGGCATAATGGGCGAGTTATCGCCCTTAATTCTCAAACCTCTAGCCTTTAGACCACCTGGTAGGTTGGCTAACGTGCCAGCGTCAACTAATTGACGCAGTAAAGAGGTTGCAGACTTGGTCAAACCCCCAATCATGTGGGTCAAACCGAATCCATAGAAGCCTAATCCAGGCAAATACTGGTAATGGACGAAATGTTGACGCTTTATCTTGAGATCATCGCCCTCTTTCCAGTTTCTGCGTATGGAAAGTATGGTGGTAGACGATTTATCTACAGTTATAACGTAAGGAAGCCCAATATTCGTGGGTTCGCCCTGGTCTAGGTCTTGAAACCCAGCCAAATCTACGTTCACCATCATCTCAAGCAACGTATGACGCTGATCTACCTCGTAATTAGGCGAAAATCCCGTCATCTTTGCGTATTTTTCAGCAATTTCTGTGGTGTCCGGTGAAGGAGCAGGCAATTCTACGTCTGCATACCACCCACTTTGCTGCAATTTCAGCAATTCGTTGGACTCCATCTTCATAACATGGGTACAACGCTCTGCTGTCTCTAAATCTGTGGTCCCATAGTTCACAACAAAGTCTTCTGCTGGGACAAACATGGAACAAGGCCTGCCCAAAGCGTGATCAAAGTAGACTTTTCTGAATGCTGAGCCTGCAATCGGCAAAGAGAACAACAACTTTTCTGTCTCTGTGCGGTATTCGGTCATCTCATTCGTCATGAGATAGTTCAAATACTCCTGAACACGCTCTGCTTGCTTAACTTTTTCCTGAGTCAGGCTACCAATGATCGTGGTTTTGGCTGGACCACTAGCTGGGAAGACCTCCATGATCGTTTGCGACTGGAATCTGACCACTGCCTCACTGAGCAATGGGTGAAAAACACCACAAGCCCCATTCCAAGGCTTAGTTCTTTCCTCAAACTTCAATCCTAGTAGGTCAAGACCCGTAACATAGGACTCCTCCCACTTACCTCGACTCTCATGATCAGCTTTAAATAGACCAACAAGCTCACTACCCAACGCCTCAAGGTCTGCCTGGTCCATGTAATCAACCAGATTATCGTAATGACCAGGCGTAGGGGTCTGCTCATCGAAGTCCATCTCCATGAGCATGTCTTCTGTTTGCACAGTGACTGAGTCAGGGTTCTCGACTTCAACGATTATCTCTCCCTCTTCCACAGGAGGAGGGAGAGAACCGTTTGTATATAACGCTTTATCAACAGCCACTAGGTGTTTTCTCTGAACTGACCGCCTTTAGTGGCAGCTCCCATTCCACGGGCCGTTACAGTTCTGGTCTTAGGCATACCCATGTTTATCTTAACTGCTGTAGCGGAGTGAGTCCTGCCGCCATGAGACATCTTCTTTCTGCCTTTATCCATAGTGCCTACCGCCGCAAACTTTCTGCGCCCCATAGATTTCTCCATGCCTTCACTTTCTTTCCTACGGCTCTTCATTGTCTGACCGCCCTTTTTCTTTTTGAGCATCTTGCCAGTCAATACGTCTTCGCCCATAGCCATTCGCTTATGCTGAGGTATCAGCCTAGACATTCCTGTCCTCTTGGCGGCAGCTTTCTTGCGATTACGCATGCCCAATGACTCGTCAAGGCGATCATTGTAGCCCTGCTTCATCGTCTTGCCGCCTTCCTTCATACCCAGATCAACAGCTTTGCGGCGAAGTCTTCTCATCTCATCTGCCGCATCATCTTGCCTGGCTATTACTCTCGCCTCTTCATCGCGAAGGTTACGCCTCATCGAGGCCTTACCTCCACTACTTATTCCCTTTTTTGGGCCAGCTTTTTTAGCCATACCCCCTTTCTTCATGACCTTCTTCTTCATAGGTCCAGACTTCTTTGCCATACCGCCCTTTTTCATCATGGGCTTCTTCTTCATGGGGCCTGACTTTTTAGCCATGCCGCCACCCATCATGCCTTTCTTAGGTCCGGCTTTCTTAGCCATTCCGCCTTTCTTCATGACTTTTTTCTTGGCAGGGCCAGATTTCTTAGCCATGCCACCGCCTTTCATAATCTTCTTTTTCTTCGGGCCTGACTTCTTAGCCATACCACCGCCCATCATGCCTTTTTTCGGTCCAGCCTTTTTAGCCATACCGCCGCCTTTCCTCACAATCCGTTTCTTCGGTCCAGACTTCTTCATCTTGCAGTCTCCTGTAGAATTCTTTACGCACGGCGTACATCTGCTCTACATCGTAGGTATCGAAATAAGTTGAGTAATATCCCTGATTATTTAATTTTTCCGAAGCAGCTTCCAGCTTCGACAGTCTTTGTACAAACAATATAGCGTACTCTGTCTCACTTTCACCCTCGAAATCACCATCGTCAATAAGCTCATTGGTATCATCGTATGGATGAAAACCCATGACCCATAAGTCTCTGTCTCCAAAGACATTTTCGGATATGTTCTCGTTGATGAAATCTATGTGATCATGAAAGTCTTCAGAATCTTCAAGAAAAGCTGTATCGACAACAATGACCAGATCAAGGCTGTCATCCCAGTTTTCAAGATATTGATAAACAATACTGGTGTCGTAAGACTTTGTTTTAAAATCAAATTTTACTTTCTTATCCTTCCACGCTTTCTTCGCGTAAGGACAAGCTGGAATATTATTAAAATCAGGGTTAGGTGGTTCGAGCTGCTCCTTGGACCAGCGTCTGATTTCTTTTTTTATTTTATTTTTGAGAGACTTAGTAATCATCTAGTAGTAGTTAGCCTCTTGGTAATACATCTCTTCTTCAGGTTCATCTGAAGCCAGACGTATAAAACCACCCTTACGAAACCTAAGCAAAGCCTGGGTTGATGAGTCTACCAGGTCATCATGCTCCCCTGAGGGGAAAGCAGCAAACTCATTCATCACCTCTTCGGCAAACCTTGTCTCTGGACACCACACCATGCCAGAGGCAAACAGGTCTGCCACGGAATTAACCCTGGCTATCTTGTCATTACCCCGTGAAGGAGTAAATTCAGATACGGGTATTCCCATTGCCCTGAGCTCGAAGATCAAGGGCATTCCTGTGGCTTTTGCTTCTACGATGAAAGCATCTGGCTGAGTCTCGACATACATGTTGTATGCAGTCTTCTTCAGCTCAGGAAACTCAAGGCGTTCTTTATACGCATCCAATAAGATTATATTAGCTTGAGTTACACCATCATCGTCAGGCAGATAGAATACTCCCCAGGTTGTGCAAGCTGAGTAGTCAGAACGCTGCGTCTTCAGAAATGCAGTATCCCAGGACTGTATAACAAACTCACACTGAGGAGCATAGTCATGATCCCATATCTGCCACCACTCCCGCTTCACCAGAGCCCCCTCTTCAGAGGTAGGATTCTGCTGATACTGAGCCATCCACTTAGATGCAGGTAGCTCGCTGCGTAAAGAAATAAGCTCCTCTAGCCTCCAAAACTGGGGCCACAAGGCTTTCTCTTTAGCGGTGTTCTCGTAAAAGATAGCGGGAAATTCAATAACCTCCCACTCATCCATGCCTTCCCTTTGCATAGAAGACTTAATAATCTTTCCAGTCAGATCGCGCATATGCCATCGCGTCATTACGATGACAATAGCACCACCTGGCTGAAGTCGCTGACGAGGGCCGGAAGTGTACCAGTCATAGGTTTTATCGAAGACTGAGGGGTCAGAACTCTGTCCTTCCTGCTCACTATGGGGGTCATCAATGATGAGCAGGTCTGCACCTTTACCAGTAACAGCTCCACCAACACCGATAGCGAAGTATTCACCACCTTTGTTGGTACTCCATCTCCCAGCAGCCTTGGAGTCGGCCCTTAATGCCAGCTCTGGGAAAACCTTTTTGAAATCATCATCATCGACAAGGTTACGAACCTTCCTGCCGAATCCCACGGACAGCTCTGCGGTGTGCGCGGTCTGAATAACTTTCTTCTCAGGAAACTGCCCCAAAAACCAGGCAGGCAGTAAATACGAAGCAAACTCGCTCTTGGTATGGCGCGGAGGCATGTTCACTATCAAACGCTTCAGCTCTCCACGAGCTATCCGCTCAAAAGCATCAGCCATGATTTTATGATGCTCACCATCAATAAAAGCAGGCCACATGCCCCTAACAAATTCTATAAAGCTAACCCTGGAATCTTCACGTTTCTTGGCAGATTCATATTCCTCAATCAGTTCAAGGAACTCTGCCTGCTCAGATACAGGTAACCTACTGATCTTCTCCAGATCAGATTCTGTTAGGTTCAATTATCCCCCTATAAGGTAATAGTATATTAGGTAATATTCTATAACCCTATCCAAGTAAAAAAACTAATCACCTAATATATATTAGGTAATATAAAACCTGATAGACACAATAAGGATAATTGTATCATATGATGCCTATTGACAAGATCACTGTCAACAAATCCCAACTGGTATTCTGAAAATTACAACTGTAATTACAACAACCCCTTATCGTCGAAATTTTTCAAAAAATTTTTATTGATCTGTGAACCTATTGTTTTATTACGCAAAAAGGGTTCAAGTTACAAAATCGTTTGAGTGAAATACTGTGCGTAGCATGGCCCTGGCATGTGTGCGCTAGGGGGGGGTGGGGTAGGAGCCAGGTGTCGTTCTATTAGGCATCAGGTATCACTCTATAGAGGTATCAGGTATCACTCTATAGAGGGGTCAGGTGTATTGACTTAGTGGAGGGAGTCGCTGTCTGGCTGGGATGATTTGATTTGGTCCAGCTTAGCCTGGAGCTGAGCCAGGATGTCATCACTGCTTCGCTCTGATTTTATTTCGACAGTGTCTTGGAATACTCCGCACGTTCTCCCCAATTCGACAGTGGCTCTCAGCCTGGTTTGGTCTTGGGATTCACCGTGATCAGCCAGGTGTCTCAATTTGTTCAACACCTTATCCTTGTCGGACACTGCCTGTGACAGGGCGTGGCTATGCGTAATAGCCTTCCTACGCTGAGAATATTGTTCGATCAATGGGGCGATATGGGGGTTTGCTGCAAGCCTCGAAGCTTCCTTCGCTATGCTTGTGGGTTTCATCTTGTCTGCCTGGTAGCTCTGCTTATATGCCTGGCTCAGACTAAGGCCAGCACTGCCCACGAGGGTTGCGAAAAGGTGCTGCTTAGAGGTGACTTTGTGTGCCATTGGTGAATGCTTTCCAGACCCGATATCCGTATAGGATAACCCCCACACAGCTATCGTGCAAACAAATACCTCAATCAATTCAATGACTTACCTAATAGATCAATGCGTTATAGGTGACCAGATCACAATATTGATAACCCGATACAGGTAAACGTCTAGCAGTGATGAGCCCATAAGCCTAATAGATTCAATGACTTAAAATTTATTTTCATTTCCAGGGAATAAATTCATTAGCCTGTGTGTCTATTGGGTAATAGATTAATTTAAAAATTGATCTAATGTTTTGTTGTGCACGTTCGATAAGATATGTATTATCCATTTTCGAGTCAGGCGTAAAATTTTTTCAACCACAAAGGGGACACTATGACGCAGTATTACGAATGCAAGAAATGCGGCGGCACAGGCATTGTGCCTGGCTGCAAGCATGTGCTAGGCGGTACATGCTTCTCTTGCAACGGCACTGGCAAGAAACGCCGTGTCACAAAAACCAAGGTTGTCTCTCAGTGTTGGCAGGTTTCCTGCCCTGCTGAGGGCTTCACCTACCCTACGCTTCACAAGACGGAGGGCGAGGCTCAGGCCTTCGCAACTCAAGTCGCTGGGATGCACTTAAATCCCGTCGAAGTCTCCGCTAGGGAGACATACACAATCGTTACTAAGCCTGTTTGAAAGGGGACACTATGAAGACTTTGAAAGCGCACATCTACAAGGCCACGCCACAGTGTAAGGCCCAGAAGAACTACGCTAAACCCGTGACGGGCTGGATTCTGACAATCGATGGCAACCTGGTTGGCATCTATGCAACAGAGTACGAGGCCCTGGAGCGTGTAGAAGAAAGGGTGGAGCAGCGACAGGACACCATCAATAAATGGGGGCTCTCAGGTGAAGCTAAAGCAGATATCACCATTGATGCATCGACAGTGACTGACAAGAGCCCCAGGCTCACTGACATGTATTTCGAGGTAGCTGCACGAGAACCAGAAATCTACGATTACTTCGAGAATGATAATTCAACCACAAAGAAGGAGGGCAAATAATGCCTAACAAGCTAGATAAGGAAATCTGCCAAACGGTAGATACAATCGCGTCCCTGGACGCACAAATCGCTGAGCTGAAGGCTGAGCGTGAACAGCTCATGAACCAGCTCAAGGATGAAGGTGAAGGCTGCTACGGAGGCACTGAGCACTTTGTGCGGGTGAGCCTGAGGCAAACGATCAGCTACCCTGGGATCAAGGAAAAGGTGTCTCGTCAGTGGCTGACGGCTCACCGCAAGGTGACCGAATCTCTTCGAGCTGAAGTAAAGGGATGGGGCAAGGACGGCTCTCCTCAAAAGATATTCATCTAGGCTAGACCGCCTCCCTCATCGAGGGAGGCACAACCAACTTCAACCATTAGGAAACAAAATGCACAATATCAAAACACTCAAGCAATACGCGAACGAAGCAGTTCAACGAATCCTGGTAAACATCTCCAGGGGTGTGAAACACACAGACCGCCTTCATGGTCCATCCGGTATTGGCAAGACGGCCATCATTCGACAGATGGTAGACCGCCTGGCTGAGGAGACTGGCGAGCCCTGGGGCTTTGCCTCCATCAACATCGCCAATCATGGCGCGTGGGATTTGATCGGCATGCCTGATGTCCAGGCTGATAAGACGGTCTTCAAACAACCAGAGTTCCTGCCTGATCTGTCAGTCCCTGGTACGCCTGCCAATGGCATATTCCTGGTAGATGAAATCGACAAAGCCAAGGGTGACATGGTCAATGCATGCATGCCCCTGATTGCTGAAGGCAAGGTAGGCAGCTACCAGATACCTGAAGGCTGGATAATCATCGCCGCCCAGAATCGTGTCATAGACAACGCTGGTAGTGCAGGAACAATCAACAGCGCGAACATTCGACGCGCCGTCGATATCGGCATCTACGCTGACGCAGACGAGCTGTGCCAGTACGCCACTAAAGAGGGCTGGCATCCAATGGTGACAGCATTCCTGGGGTTCAGGCCTGAGCTGGTACACGAGTTCCCCGATGGCATACAGACAAAAGACCTCAAAGGCCGCTACGGGTTCGCCTGCCCTGCTACGTGGGAAATGACCAGCGATTTCATGGAGTATGGCTTTGAGACCCCAGTCCTCAGGGGTTACCTGGCTGACGGCATCTTGGGGGAGGGTGTCGCTACTGAGTTCACCAACTTCCTCCAGGTAGTGGATAACCTTCCATCATTCAAAGAAATTTTGAGGGGAGGCAAGCCCCAAGTTTCCAGTGACCAGATCAGCGTGAAATTTGCTCTGATCTCCCTGCTCGCCCAGAAGACAAATGGCGAGATAGATTTTCATTATTGTGTGCATTATTGCCATGATGAATTGGGTCCAGAGTTCGGTGCTACCTACGTTCGGCTAGTCACAGCTAGGTGTCCTGATCTCAAGGATTCTCAAACCTATCGTGATTACAAAATCAACCATCAAAATCTACACATAGACTAGGAGTCTAGAAACATGGCTACACTTAGAAACAAAGCATTGCTAGTGAAATTCAGCGTCACTGAATTTACAAACGAGATTAGCGATCCCGATTTATCCAGACGGGTAGCTAACCTGGTCCAGGCTGATGACGCTGACTCGTTCGACTCGAAGAAAAAGCTTCTCGATTGCCCTGCAATTACTAAGCTTAAAAAACTGAAAGGGGACACCAGGAACAACCTGGTGAACCCTCTAAGCGCACCCTTCGAGGTCGGTAGACGGATTATGCCTTCAGCATTATGTGATCAGCTAGAGCACGGCTACGCCATTGCGAAGCAGAAATGGGAGGACTACAAAATCGAGCTGAGAAGTGAGATCGAGGGTGCTATCAATCGCGCCCAGCGTAGGCTGGGTGACGCATGGAAGGCCAGCGACTACCCCTCCGCTGACGATATTGTAGGCAAGTACAGCATGTCTCTGACCTATCAGCAGATACCAGACACAGAAGATTTCCGCATCGATAACCTCAGCCATGACCGGAACGAAGAGATTCGCCTGGACATGGAGCGAGGCATCAACCAGCAAATCGAAGACGCCATGTCTGCTATCCACAAAAGAGCCTATGACGTTATCTCTCACCTCCTCAGTGTCTGCAAGAACTACGGCCACGACAAGGATGGCAAGGTTATCGGACGATTCAAGGACAGCACTGTGGAGCATGTCAGAGCCCTGGAGAAGCTATTACCCGTGCTCAATATGACAGGTGACCCCAAGCTTCAGAAGGTAGCTCAGACACTCAGCCAGGAGCTGAAGACTATTACCCCTGATGGGATCAAGAATAGTGCAGGTGAACGCCAGCGGATTGCTACTGTATCAGAGAGCATCATAGCTGACCTGGAGGGAATCCATGTATAAGCTAATGCAAGAAGCGAGAGCCAAACTGCTGGTGCGGCATGCATTCTTTGCCACACTGATGATGCACCTGGAGCTGTTCGAGTCTGAAGAGACAGAGACAATGGCAACAGATGGCAAAGCTATCTACTTCAACCCTACCTGGGTGTCTACCCTGGCAATGATCGAGATCATGTCAGTGATGGCCCACGAGGTGTTGCACGTTATCTTTTGCCATCATCTCCGCAGGAATGGGCGTGATGCACAGCTCTGGAATGAGGCCTGCGACTACGCCATCAATTGGATACTGGTAGAAAGTGATGTATTCCAACTGCCTGAGGGGGGATTGTATGACCCCAAATATAAAGGCATGACTGCGGAAACTATCTACAATCTGCTGGCTAACAATCAGGACCAGGACCAGGACCAGAGCACCCCTGATAACGCCCCTGGTGACAGTGAACAGGCCCAATCTCAGCCCTTGATAGGCGAGGTATGGGACGCTACCAATGACCAGGGAGAGCCTCTAAACGAGGCAGAAAAGGCCACAGCAGAGCTGGATGCTAAGGCTATGGCTAAGCAGGCTATGGCTACCGACAAGAACG